ATGGCCACTAACCGCTCCCGCCGTCTGCGCAAAAAACTGTGTGTGGACGAGTTCCAGGAATTGGGGTTTGAACTGAACCTGGACTTCAAGCAAGAGCTGGATGACAAGGCAATCGATGTTTTCCTTGACGCTTTTCTGAAAGAAGCAATGGAAGCCAACGGTCTTGGTTATGTGGGCGGCGACGACTTCGGTCTGGTTTGCCTGAGCAAGCGTGGCTCGGTCAGCGAAGAACAGCGTGTTGCTGTCGAAGCCTGGCTCAAAGGCCGCAGTGAACTGACAGAAGTCACTGTCAGCCCGCTGATCGACGTCTGGTACCCGGAAAAAGAAATCAACCCGGCCGCCTGATGTAACGGGAGGCAGGCCAGCGCCTGCCTCTCTTGCTTTTCCCCCGCTTGTTCCCCTTCGCTACATCGTCTTTGAAACGTCTTCAGTCAGGTTTCGCCTGCTGCAGAATCAGCGCGTCCTCAAGCTCGATCATCGCCAGCTCGACAACCTGCTGACAGGTATGGAACTGTTCATCCGGCGTGTCCGCTTCGCAGGCCTGCTCAAGTGCATCGCAGGCATCGACCACCCTTGAAGCGCTGATGATCCGTGCGGCACCTTTGATCCTGTGGGCCAGGTCGCGGGTTTTCCTGCGATTGTTTTCCGGTATCAGTCTGGCCAGCAACAGCCGGTCCTCGTGATTGCTTTGCAGTAGCTGCGCAAGCAGGCGTTCAACCATTTTCGGACGGTTACCGGTCAGGTTGCTGAGGCTGTCGAGGCTGAACGGCAGAGGTGTGCGCGCCAGCGGCGAAACGCCTGTCAGCCGTTCGCTGAGCATCGAAAGGCTGATGGGTTTGAAGAGGCAGTCGTCCATGCCTGCTGCGCGGCAGCGCTCGATCTCGTCAGGCTGCGCATTGGCCGTGAAGCCCCAGACCGGACAGCGTGGCTGGCCGTCTGCGTCTTCAATCGCGCGGATTGCAGTGGTCATGTCATAGCCGTTCATGACCGGCATGTTGCAGTCGAGAACACCACGATGGTGTAACTACTTGATTTTAAAGGGAGTAAAATCCTCCCCAAAACTCCCCCAATATATCCCTAAAACGAATCACGCGACGTCGATCCACTCCGACCCGCGACCATCCTTATACATCTCAGTCATCGCTGCGTTGCGGTGACCCAGAAGCTTCTGAGGATCACGGCCTTCTAACGCATGAAGCCGTGCGGCCAGGGATCGCATTTCATGGAAGCTGGGCGGGCTCGTGCCTAAGTCAATGCCGAGAGCTGCAGCACCTTTATCCCTGGCTTCGGCGAACGCCAGCGTCAGCGTATTCAGCTTTACTGGACTGCCTGCTTTTGCGACTGCCACCGTTCTTGTGTGATGCACCAGGTGCTTTGACAGCACTCTGTCTCTGCACATTTTTATTACGCTCGACAGGTCAAGGTCTATTGCCTCAAGCCTGAGGGTGGTGCTGATCCGCAGGCGAGCGCCGGTTTTCGACTGGATGACGTGCAGGAAGCCGTCGTGCTCATCCTTGAACAGCATCGAGCCGATGTCGTCTCGGCGTTGGCCAGTGAGTAGAGCAAGCTCCATCGCCCGCTTCAGCCAAGGCCTGTCAGTCGCTGCGTGAGCTGCCTTCCAGAGTTCGAGACTTAGACGTCCACGCTTCACTTTTGACCGCGCCGCCTTTGTCGCATCTACTGGGTTCAAGTCACACCATCCAGCCGCAATCGCTTCTGTGAATACATCCCTTAGCAGCGACCGCAATGCTTTGGACATTGGCGCTTTCCCTGCCTTGGTGAATGTGGCGAGGAACGTCGCGATATCCATTGTCCGAATACTGCGCATGTATTTTTCGCCGAAAGCATTGTTGATGACCTTGAGTCTGCTCTTGATGCTTCTGGTCGTGTGGGCGCTTAAGCCGCGTTCTGTGTAGATCAGGTCGTACTCGCCGAGCCAATCAGCGAATGTGCGGTCATCCACTGCGACTGGCTCTGCGATCCGTTGCGCCAATGTCGGCTTCAGCACGTCTGCATGATTGGCAGCGACAGCTTCCATGATCGCCGCTGCTTTATCCTTGCCCAAGCCGAACATGCGGCCGGTGACCGGATCACGGTAGGTGTAGTAGGTGTGCCCGTTACGCTTATCGGTCTTTCGATACAAGTTAGGCGGTAGGTCTTTTGACCCGGCGTTACGCGGCCTTGGAACCATTACGTGCACTCTCTATTCGGCTGATCAGGCTTCCGCCCGTAATACGGACAATCGGTTTTTCGGGCTCGCTGTATTGCGCCTCGGCTTCGACATAATAGCTGCGGCCATGCTTTACAGGTGCTGGCGCTATTCGTCCTTCGCGAGCCCACTTGCGTAGCGTGTTCAGGCTGGGTGGCGTCCGGAACTGGTCTGCCGCCCACTCGTCGAGGGTAACTTTGCTCATTATATTGCTCCGGGCCGCGCTGGGCGGCGGAAGGGGTTATTGAGGTGTCTTGCTCAGCACGGCGTCAGCCACTTTCATGGCCGCCTGCGCATCGTTGACGTAGGCGGGATCGAAGCCGCCGCAAAGGTGGATAGTCGCCTGGCATGCCCGGAGATTTTCGCGGGTGAGCTTGAGCGCTGCGACCAGCTCTCCTCGAAGCTCTGCCTCGGCGCGGCCAAGGTCATAGAAGCGCTGGCCCCAGTGGCTGGGAGGCGGTGGATTCGTACCTTGACAACCAAACGCCATGGCGCCAATTGCCGCATCCAGCAGGTCACGCTTGTAGGCGTTGTCTCCGTCAATGCTCAGGCCGTTTCGGCGGAGAGCATCCAGAGCGGTGTTGAGGTTCGCTTCGGGCGATGGCAGGACTAGGTCGAAGTCGTCACTGCCCGGTCGGACAACGATCACGAACAGCTCGCAGTCGAGCGGGAGTTGCTGAGCAATGTCAGGCAGGGCGGCGATAATTGTTTCACGCAGGTGGTGCTTTTGGTGAGCCATAGAAATACCTCGCCCGCCGATCACCGGCAGGCTGACAATTGAAAGGGACTATCCGGCAGGCGCTATCGATCACTGCTATGGTCCATGCAGCCAGCAGGAGCTGGGACGGCACCAAGGAGAGGTCATGGAATGCATCACAGCCACGAACGAGGTTTACGGGCCGTATAACGCCAAGCTGGGTCAGCGCGGCGCTGACGGCAACATATGGTCGGGCAGGACCCTCATTTTCAGAATCATCAATGACCAGGTCTACTCAATGCACGAGCAGTACCTGGGCAGGCTCAAGTACGGCATGGCGATGACTGACAGGGGAGAGCTGATCTTTACGATTATGTAGGGCGGTTTGATTTGTCAGGCCAGCCGAGCGGCGTACCGTCGTCCCGCATCAGGTGAGGCGGAAGGTCTTCACGCAGACACATGGGCATGCTTCCTGGCGCGCCGCAGAAATGGCAGCCGTCAGGACCGCCATGGCAGATAGAGTGCAGAACCGGGAAACCGCTATTGCAACTAATGGCTGCGGCGTCGTACTCGACGCAGGGGATTCTTTCGGACATGACAGGTCTCCGCCCGCCGATTACCGGCAGGCTGTAAATGTTTTGGTGGGAGAGTGGACGTGCTTAACGTTTCGAGCTGGGTTTTGTATTCCTACCGCTCGTCAGAGCCCGAGCACGATCAAGGAGACGGCTAGTCGATTGATAGCCAATAATTAAAATGGATCTTTATGAACACCAATTATTTCGATACAACCAACGCACATGATTTAGTGGGCGAGCTAGACAAGGCCACTGAAATAATGATGGCCCTGCATGTGGGGCAGGTTGGTGGTGAGCAGTGGAGGGATGCATGCTCGCGTCAGCAGAGCGCCTTTATGGAATGGCGTCAATATCTCTACCGGAAAGCTGATGAGAAACCCCCAGCGCGGTTGCTTAGCATAGGCTGACGTCGTTGACGCCAGCTTGTTCTAGTGCTTGGCAGCCTGTCATGGTGTCACCGGCTTGAATTCGACAACCCAGACCCATGGGTTGCTATGCCACGAGTCGGCACCGTTGATTGATTCCCACAGCTCCTGCCATGCAGCGGGATACCAGTCGCGATAATTGGGCGATACGTCGTCACTCGCCAGTTCTGGAGGGCATTCCAATCCTTCCGCCCGGATGTCGCTGCGGGAAATGTCCTGCAACCGCTCAACGCGCACGGCGGTGATTTCCAGCAGGAGGCGACTGACCCAGCGCGGCATGTGAATGGATGGCCGGGTTTTCCCTGGCGTGATCATCGAGCATCCGGTTTGCCTTGAGGCACCATCTGCCGGGTACTGGATCGGCTCGCCGTGGCTCAGCTCTCGCGGCGCGATTGCATTCACCTGAGCGTCAGCCTGCCAAGCCTCTCGCACCCATAGCCGGTCACCGGGTTGGCCATAGGGACATTTGATTTTTCCGTATGCATATCCTTTGGCGAAAAGATGCTGGCCATCTTTCTCCAAGCCCTGATAACTGGAGCCCCGCTCAAGATCTTTCACTGCTCGCCGGGTTACAGTCTTCTGGCCTTCCAGGATGGCGCGCACCATCGGCGCACTGAACAGGATCGGCCGTTCCTTTATTTCAGACATGACTTCGTCCTTGCCGCACATGCGGCTGACATTGAATTGATTGAGAGGGGATGGTTACTGCGGGGTGTTCGGACGCACCTGGCAAAAGTGAGGCCCTGTCAAACCCTTGGAGAAGCGCTTTATGAGTTCAAGTATCGGCCTTTGGGCGGTGATACTCGGTTGTTTCGGCACTTCCTGAGCCGCTGCACGCCAGCAGATTGGCGTGTTGGTCATGATCCTTCCCCTGTGTATTCACGCCAAGCGACCTTCACGCCGTTGACCAGAAAGCCCCAGTCGCCTTTCCAGCGGCTGGTGATGAAGAGCGTGTACACGCCGCCGGGCGACACTTCGTCGATGCGGTGGTATTCGCCGTGGTTGAGCCGTGCGGTGTCGCCTGGAATCCGGTCGGTGTACCCGGTGAGTTCCGAGGCTGTGCCTGGTGGAAGTCCTACATCGAGCAGTCTCTGTTCCGTGTACCAACCACGCAGGACCACCGTGCGTGCATTCCACGGATGGTCGTGCAAGTCCCGGTCGGCGTCGGGGCGCATGATGTGGTGCACGCGGATCGACCAAGGGCACCAGCGTATGCGGCCGAGGTGGGTTTCCCGGTCGTAGGCGTTGAACAGCCACCAGCGGCCCATGTACACCTCTTGGCCATCAGCTGACTGTATGTGCAGGTATGGGGTGCGCTGGGCGCGGGTGATGAGCCAGGCAGCGATTGCCGGGCGCGCGAGTAGCTTGGCGAGCAGTCGCCAGAAGATATTGATCATGGGGATTCCTTGGGGTTAGAGCTGCTGCTGTATTCGCATTCCGATCCAGCGCACCACTGGCACGGCCTTGCTGTTACCGATCGCTTTGTAGCGCGGACCGTCCGGGCATAAGCCCAAGACCCTGCCGCGCCAAGGAATGCGGGTGTAATCGTCAGGAAAGCCCTGCAGGCGCTCACATTCCCGCGGTGTAAGCCTGCGCACTGACGAGTTGACCAGCGCGTGCGCCTTGTCGCCGCCGCCACCTGATGCACGCAGAGCGTTACCGATGTCATCGCCAATCTCGGCGGTCGCACCACCATCCCTGCCGCGCAAAGCAACCGACACCACATTCATGCCGCGATCAGCGCATGGGCTTGAATCATGGCGCGCAGTGAGTGTGCCTGCGTGCTCGCCAAATTGAGTGATCGCGACTGCGACCTGGTCGCCGGCGTTTGCGTGACTGCCCTGATGGTTCATTGCTCGCAGCGTGGGGGCCAGTTGACCGGCGTCAGCACCGTGGTCCTTGCAACTGAACGCGAGGACGTTTTCTTGTCCGCTGTTCCGGCCGAGAGCAAAAGCCAATGAATCGCTGAAACTGGGGTCTTGAGTGCCATGAACGACCAGCAGGCCTGACTCCGCGTCCTGCTGCGTGGCACTGCCAGCAGCTTTCCCGTTGGCTTGAAGCGTCCCAGCGACTGCAAGGAAGTGGCCGCACGCTGCGCCATCTGGCCTGCCACCAGCACCGCCACTGAACGCATGACTGGTAAGAGCTCCAACAACTTGAAGGCCTCCCGCAAGATCGAAGTCTGTGCCCAGTCCGCCGCCGCCGGTAGATCTGGAACTGAGCGTGCCGGTAACGTCATGAGACGGCTGAACGAAAAACGTCTCGCTTTCCATGTCCATGCGTGTGTCCTTGGCTGTAAGCGTTGCCGCTCGCTCAACTGATCCGGACAAGCTGTGCCCGCCGAATGCTGGGATGCCGCCGAACATGCTCACCGCTGGCCCCTCATCGCCTTCGCAGTTCGGGCAGCCGTAATGGCCTAACTCTTCGCTGAACACATTTCCGCATCCGCACTGGAGCGCAGGGCCGAAAGGAGCTGTTCCGGTAACGTCTTGCCCCTCGCCTCGGCGCGGCGCAGTATCCCGGCGCACGCCTTCGCGCTCAAAAAGTACCGCGGTGGGATCGAAGTCTGCTCGAGCACTTGCGACAAGGAACACACGGCGGCGTCGTTGGGCCAGGCCGAAATATTGGGCGTCCAGGATCCGCCACGCGATTGTTCTTTTGGGTCCATACACACAACCAGCGTCCTGCCACCGCTTCCCTGGAGGCTGCAGTTCGCAGTCTTCCCCAGCAAGCGCGCCAAGAAAGCATCCGAAGGCGTTGCCTTTGTCGGAAAGGACACCGGGGACGTTCTCCCACACGATGATGCTTTCGGGTTGGTTTCGACTGGTTCGAACAAGGTCAACTGCATCTGCAAGCTCCACATATTTGATGGTTAGGGCGCCGCGCGGGTCGAGCATGCCCTGTCTCATGCCAGCGACACTGAATGCCTGGCACGGCGTCCCGCCTACAAGCACGTCCGGCGCTTTGATCTTGCCAGCCAAGACCAGGGCCCCGAGCTTTGTCATGTCGCCAAGGTTCGGGGTGCGAGGGTAGTGGTGAGCCAGTACGGCGCTGGGGAAGGGTTCAACCTCGGCGAACCACACCGGTTCCATGCCCAGCGGGTGCCAGGCTGCGGTCGCGGCCTCAATGCCGCTGCACACGCTTCCGTACTGAAGGGGCGGGTATTGCTGGTGAGCGGACATAGTTCATCCTCGCCGGGGTGGCGTGAGTCATTGAAATTGAGGTATTAGAGATTTTTACAACCAGCTTGGTAGGGCACCTTCATGACTTTAAAAAGTGATACAGAAGCGCTTGAGGCGATCGCGGAAGAAGCCGAGATATTGAATCTGCTTCTGGAAAACTTCGAAGGCCCAAACCATGCCGAGCTGCTCGCCGTCGTTCGACAGATCATCGCAATAGCGCGCTACCGCGAAGCTCTGGGTAACGTTGAGGGTTTTCAGCGCAATGGTTAGGCAGCCCGCTTTTCAGAGATGAAGAGGTCCCACGCTTCTTTATCGACGGCGCAGACCCACCAAGTCAGCTCTGTACTGTTTTCCGTGTCGCAGACTGATCCGCCGTACTGAGCGCTAGGGAAAGTAAATTTGCCGCTGTTGGCGCAGTAGGGGTAACCGCCGGTGAATGCGGTAAAAGTAACTCCCGGCTGGGCATCGGCAGCAGCGGCCTTGAACGCCTCAAACTTGGCGTTTCGGGCGCTGACTTCCGCGTCGTGCCCGGTCTTGCACTCTGCTGAGCAGTACACAACGCGGCCATCGAAAACCAGATCAAGTGGAATATCAGTGTCTGATTCTTCGTCCCACCTGCATGCATCGCTGTCGCAGCGGGTGCCACAATGATTGCAATCGAACCACCAGCCGGCATCGATGTAAGCCTTGGCCGGGATGTAGCGCAGCTCGGCATATTGGTCAGCCCAGTGCGCCCGGCGGCAAGAAACTATTCCGCTGAAGTCTGTGCCAATCTCATCAGCACCTTGGCGGCGCGCTGCGGCGCTCGATGTGGCGAACTGGATGGTCGACTCTTCCGGGTCGTTGGTTTCTACCGAGTAGGCAAGCATCTTGCGCGGCGCTTTCTCAGTGCTGAGTTTTTTGCTCATGGCAATCTCCATGCATGCGCCGCCCTCCGTGTCCGGTGGTGGCAAATAGGTTGGGGGTGAGCTATAGATGATCACCGGCATGGGGCCGGATTAAGGAGTTTTAAATGGGTTTAGCAATCAAACATCAGCATGACCTCGTTGCCATTCTTGCTGCCGGCGCTTCATTGGAGCTTTCTGCCAAAGCCAAACACCAACACGACTTGGTTGCGCTCGCGACCGCAGCGAAAACTGGCGGGTCTCATCTGACGCTCTCGGATATTTCCATTAAGCCTCAGCACGACCTGATCGCTATCGCTACGGCGGGTAAGGGACATGTAACGCTGAGAGACTGATGATTCAATCAACAGAGTAGCGTGCTAGTTCCCGGCGCGATTCCGGCTCGAACATCCGCGCCACGTTTTCGCTTAGAGTCAACTTGTGGCGCGCATATTTGTGATCAGGCGGCGAAACTGCCCAGCGCAAGCTGAGCAGCATCACCCACCTTCGCTTCAAGCACTGACTTGAACTCTTGCGCGATCTCTTCGCGCTGCACGTCCTCGCCGACCCAGCGCAGCTTTAGCACCGGCTGTGCGCCGCTGGTGATGACCGAGATTCGCAGGATGATTTCGCGCATTTGCAGGCCTTCAAACGGCACAGCCGAGAAGGTCAGCGACGTGGGCAAGGTTTCCTTACTGGTCGCCTCGATGGCGTCCATTGCGCTGCGGCTGGCGCGTGTCTCGCTGACGGTGTGATCGCTTTCCGACGACGCCTTGACCGTGATCGTGCGCACGGCTGCGATGGCTTTGGCCAACGGGATGTTCTGCAGCTCATCACCGACCGCTGACAGCGTGCTGTGCCAGTCTTCAATCCAGTCGCTCATGTCCTTCTGCGACATGGCCCGGCCACTGATGGCCTGCACAGCCTGATAGGCAGCGGTGGGTTTGAGCTTCAGCACGGCGCGATCATCTGCGTGGCCTGGCACTTCCTCGTTGCCCAGATTGAAAAGCACCGAACAGGTCATTTCGTCCTGATTGATGAAGCCTTTTGCGTCGGCGACTGCGCGGTCGGACACGTATTTGGCGAAGTCCGCCAGGGAGTTGGTGGAGAACGTGCCACGGAAGCGGCTGCGGCCTGCGCCGAATTGCTCAAGGTTCACGAGCTTCGCGCCTTCGGGCAGCACGATGGTTGGCGTGACGGTGTTCAGCTCTTTGCCGTCTGCGATCAGCGCGGTGTCAGTGATCAGTTGAATTGCTTCTTTCGTGAGGGACATTTGTCAGCTCTCTTTGGGGAGGAAGGGTTGTTGCGATTGATCAGGTGCGAGGCTTGACCGGTGCTTGGTCGCGTTCGAACAGCTGGCCAGGGTGCGGAGCTTCAGCGAACAGCGTTACTTGGCCGCCGGTGCCGACGTTCATCGGTGTGTCAAGTGCGGTGTTCTCGCTCCGGGTACCGCGTTTGGTCGGCACCTTGTAGTCGAGCTTGTGTTTGATTTTCACCATGTGGGAATCGCCGATCTGGCTCATGTCCAGGGTGATGACCAGTTTCCCGGCCTTGCCATGCTCTACAACGCCCGAGGCGACTTCGGAAATTGCGTAACCGATCTGGCTGGCGAAAGCGCCGCCATTCAGCTCGTTCAGAAATTCGGTTGTATCGGTAGGGGTGGACATGGGGTTTTCTCCGGGGGCTTGATTCCACTGGGTGGGATGTTGAGTTGAAGAGGGCGGCGGCGATGACTGGCGCGGGACTGCATGCGCCTCATTTCGCGCTTGGCCCTTGCAGCGGGTAGTCGATGTTGAATTCACGAATCAGCCGATTGATCATCGTGTTACTCAGTCCGAGCTCAACGACGGCTGCCTTCCGCGATATACCGCGGTCGCGAGCGGCTTTGATCCGAGCCACGTTCAATGCGTCAGCCGCCGGATCATGTTGATAAGGAATGAGGTTCGACGCCGGGCTGAACGCTTTGTATTCGAAGCCGTGCACGCGGGCCATTTTCCGAAGCCTGTAGATGCTCAGGCCGGTTTCGCGCATGACATCGGTGATCGTCATCGTCTCGGCAAGCCTGCGGACGACTTCCACCTGCTCGGCGCGGGCGTGGCACCTGTCTTGAATAGCGTCTTTCGGCGCCGCTGCGCGGAGAGCTTCCTTGGTTCGGTGCTTAGGTGCTGGCGGGCGAACGGGCGCAGGAGTCATCCGCCCGTACTGCTTTGGCTTGGGCTTCGACGGAAAGCCTTTTTTTGTTTCGATCACGCCGCCGCGCTTGAGGAATGCAGCCACCTCAGCTTCGAGGGAGGCGGACCGCTTTTTGTTGCGCTGAATCGTGCTCAGCTCTGGACTGATCATCAGCTGGCACCGTAAAGGGCGAACAACGCGAGGCCGGTGGCGATCACAGCAGTCCAGCGCAGCATGTGAGTGGCGAACGACCGCTGACGTACGGGCTGTGCTTCCAGTTGATCAGCGGCCTTGCACGCCGCGCTGTGGCCGCGATGAACGCCGCGCACCGTACCAGTCGAACGCTCGATGATGCCGAACTCGTTATTGCCGTTCGGCACGACCGTGAAGCGCGGCAGAGCTGCCGGGTTCTTGCGGCCGACCTTGTCGTAAAACTCGGCCGTGGAAAGGTTGCAGCGCTGGCGCAGGCCTTCAAGGATTGCACGACGCTGGCTGATTGTCTGATGCATGTGAGGCTCCTTGACCGCATTGGCCAGATGCCAGGCACGGGTGACCAAACCCAGCCGTGAGACTGGCCTGGCACCTGCCGATGCGGTCGATTAATTTAGGGGAGGGTGCCGGTCTTTCCCGGCTGTCATTGGCCCGCATGCTTCTGCCGTATTCCTCGCGCTCATCGTCATGGACCGAAGTCGCATGCTTGGCGGATTGCCCGTATTCCACGGCCACCGGTTCATGTGGCGCGCCAAGCGCTCACGTCAATTCTTGAATTGGGTGCCGTCTCTCCGGCTGTCACGGCGATGCACCCCGTCGTTGCTCAGTTGATTTGGCCCAGTGGCGCGGCCTTCGCTCATACGGAGCGAAACGAACACTGCTTTGGAGTGCCCACAAAGACCGTATTGTCCGACGGTCGTGGCGGAGGCGGCTTGATCCCCGCTCTGGATTCTTGAATAAGTGCAGAAGGCCGGACGCTAACCCGACTATCCTCAAAGGCCGACAAAGCCTTTCTCTCTGCGGTCGGCCATGGCCCCGATTACCCGCCTCTCTCTCTTAGTCCGCCATCCATAAGCGCGGATACCATGACTCCGGTCGTTCAGGTGCGCTCGGAGCATTGTCGCGCTGCGTGTCTGCTTTCCACGCCGCTTCTGCATTTTTTGGGGTGATGCAGGGGGCCGATTTAACGGTTTGAACTCATCCGCATCGGAGATTGATCGGAACACCAGGGCGCTACCCCTGCTTGATTCCCGCCGCGTTTCAGGTATTGGCCGACAGATTCGGCTCAGGACTTTTCCGGGGCTTTGCGATCCTAGCGCTGCAGCCCGCTTGGGCACGCTCCGATCAATCTCCGATGCGGACTGGTCTGCGTTGAAGCGTTCCAGGCGATCGGGAAGGTCTCCAACCTTCAGACGGGGACTCTGATTATTTACATTGCCGTAGGCCCGTGAAGCGGCAATTTCGGTCTGGCTTTCGCCGTGTTTTTTGTAGAGTTTTCAGCAGCAGTTTTCGCAATAACAACTGACGTTCTACCGCTCCGGGGTACGATCCCCGCTTGGGTCATACAACATTTGGACCCTTACCTTTTTTGTTGACCCGGTTATGGTTGCGCAATCTGTCCGGGGGTGCAGGGGGCCGCTTTCGCGGTGTGTACTCATCCGCATCGGGGTGTGATCTGGCCAAAGCGCTACCTGCTCGAAGGCTCCGTTCCGTCCTCTGGCACCCTCACTTGCGGGCTTTCAGATCACACTCCGATGCAGCCTGGCGCTATGACAGGGTTCGGGCAGTTTTCGTCAGGCTGACGTAGTGCTGGTTGAGGCCACAGCCAATTTCTTGAGTAAGGGTTTAATGCGGAGCTGGGTTCTCATTTGTGGAGCGAGCCGACTGCAGAAGTTTTTCTTGAGCTCTAGACCTCTCTATGCGCGCGCCGCCAAGGGCAGTAAGCGCCAGCTCAAGAGCGGTGCTTGCTTCATCGTATGCTCGCTGTGCCTCGTCTTCTTGTTTCGCTGCTGCCGCCAGTTCGTTGAACGCGGCTAATTGGGCCTCTGTCATTGCGGTTCCTCCGGTTGTTTTGTCGCCAAGGCCAGCCCTTTAAATTGCTGCTCAGCAGATCGCCGCCACTGGCCTGAGCTTGTCCGAGCCCTTACGGCTGATCTTCTGTTCGTACCCGCCCCGACGGGACTCGGGGGCTCTGCGCTCGCGCCTCATCGATTCATCGCCCAGCACTGCGTGCAGAACGATCACCGACATGAACAACAGGCAGAGCGGGGAAATGATCTGTCGGCGCATGGCCTCGGCGATCATCGCTGTCTGGCGATTCACACCGAGCTTGAACATGGCGACCGACAGGCGCTTGACGACCGTGCCCGGCGCAATGCCGAACGTGCGGGCGATTTCCTTGGCTGTGCAGCCCTGGGCGGCTGACAACAAGAACTGCAACTCTCGCGGCGCAAGACCACGGCCGAGGTGGCCTCTCCATGCCCCACATACGATGGTGGTGTCCATTACGTTTTACTCGGTGGTTGTCATCCCAAAGCACCCGGCGAGCCAGGTGCTTTGGTGATGATGTGCACCGCGACCCGCTACTGGCGTCGGTCGCGGCTTGCTGCGTTAGCGATGTTGGTCAGTTGCCCGCTGTTGATTGCAGGGCTGACCGGTCGTTTTCATAGGTTGGCGGTGAGCTTCCTCCCCAGGGCGTCAATCAACATCTGTATCTGTTCGCCGTGGATCACAGGTCCCTACAACATGCACGCTGCAGCTCGTTTGCCCGGTTAAGTGGGCAGGGTGCATGAGGTCCGGCACCCCTCATAGCCGAGGCTCGGGGCGCTAATTCAGTTATTGCTTTGGTGATGCGGTACAGCGGGTCATTCCGTTCTCTGTAAAGAGCTTCGTCCAGTCGGTCCCGTTATCCGGGGCTGGGAGACCACTTCGCTGATCCCGTGCTATCTGGCGGCTTCACCAGTCTTGTGTCGATTCGCTGTGCGTTTCGATAGGCACAGTAAACAATATGTTTATAAACAAATCAACACATTTTGTTTATTCGTTTCTTGCGCCCACAAAAAAACCCGCCTATTGGCGGGCTTTACTGAACGTGGTGTGGTTCTTTGGCCGTGCTAGAAGGTTCGTGACCTACCTCGCAAACATACCCCACCAAAAAACGTGGCCCAGAATTGTCAAATGCTGATCCTGCATCTCCTGAAACGTGTAGTCCTCGTCTTGGTACTCCTCACGGTTAAAGCTCCGCAACCGAATGCCTGATGGGAGACGATAAACCTGCTTAACGCGTAGCTGGCCGTTGTGGTTGATTGCGTAGAGATCTCCGTCAACAATATCGCTGAGCGCGTTCTTTCCGACATTTACACCAACAGTCGCACCGTCACGGAGGACCGGAAGCATGCTACTTCCCCGAACCACGACGCATCGGGCATTTTCAGACTGAACGCCATTATTTCTGAGGCTGCGCTTTCCGAATCTTAGCTGGGCTGTTTCAGTTTCTTCGATAGCAAAGCGGCCTGACCCCGCTGCCAGCTCGACCTCTCTGAGGAAAGGTACCGACACCTCATCATCTTCCAGTGGCGTCGAATCGTCCCATTCACGGATTGGTGTTGCGCCCATGCCCGCCTGATCATGATCAATCGTAGCTTCACGCATAGATGCAGATCCGCGTAACGAGTCAGGATCAGTCTGCGGCCCTTCGCCCGAATGAAGCCAATCTATGAACACCCCCAGTCTGTTAGCAACCTGGACGAGGTCCTTCCCGGGAACGCCACGTGTGAACCAATTGTTCAATTTCTGAGTGGACACGCCCAACTGCCCAGCAAGCTCTGTGGGCCCTATGTTTCTTTTTTTCAGGATTTCCCTGAGGCGATCGCCTGAGTGTCGAGTAGTCATAAACACAAAGTTTACTGCCCTTGCGATGTTTATTAAATAAACGTATTGTTGACTAGTGTTTACTCTGCGATGGCAAAATGTTTATGAATCTCACACCCCTCGAACGCGCAATCCTTGCAGCTGGCTCGGGTAAAGCCCTTGCTGGGCTGCTGGGCGTGACGCCAATGGCCGTCTCTTACTGGAAGGTTAGAGGTATCCCTGCACACCAAGCTATCGCCATCGAAAGAGCCGCAGGCGTATCCCGCCATGAGCTGAGGCCAGACATTTACCCAACTGAGCCAACTGATGACGACTTGCCCGCTTGATGGCAAGTATCCGCTCAGGCGGGAAGGGCAGGTAGTACAGCGGATTAGCTGTTGATTCATACAGTGAATATGACGGACTGGAAATGGCAGGCAAAAAGCATCTGAAGAAGGCTCTGCTCAAGACCGATGAGCAAAGCCGCAAGGCGTTCTACGTAGCAATGCTCACTCTTGGTTTGGTGATACGCGAATGTGATTCAGGGCCTTCACGTAGGTCTCGAGGCCATTAATGACTTCATCCCCGGATGCGCCGGACACCTACAACGCCTGAATTTCAGGCAAAAAAAAGCCGGTGGCTAGACCGGCTTCTTCAACAACAAACAACGTGAGGTAGCTGGATTATGCACACCACACCAGGCCCATGCAAGACCGGCCATGATGTCGCCCCCGGATATGGCGAGCACCAAGCCCTGACGCGTCAGTTAATGTCGTCGCGTGAAATTGCAGAACTGACGGGCAAGCAGCACAAGAACGTGAAACGCGACGTCGCCGCCATGCTCGCAGAGTTGAAAATAGGTGCGCTCAATTTTGAGCACACCTATCTGGACGGTCAGAACCGTAAGCAGACCGAGTACCTCCTTGATCGCGAGCACACTGATTGCTTGCTCACCGGGTACAGCGCCGAGCTGCGAATGAAGGTGATCTTGCGCTGGCGGGAGTTGGAGGGTCAGCTGATCGGACGACTGCGTATACCGACTTCATTCGCCGAAGCTCTGCGGCTCGCTGCCGACCAGGTCGAACAGAACCGGAAATTGCAATTCGTCATCGACAAACAGGCCCCGAAGGTCGCAGCCATCAATCGCCTGGCCAGCGCCGGCGGTGCCATCTGCATCACCGATGCTGCCAAGCAGCTGCAACTTGCCCCGTCAGTGCTGTTTGCGTGGCTGCACCAGCACCGATGGATATTCCGGCGAAGTGGCTCTGGTCGGTGGACTGCTTACCAACCCCGCATCACAACTGGCTTGATGGTGCACAAGATCACTGCGCTCAAGCCCGATCCAGAAACAGGCGCAGACCGCGCTGCATTTGATCCTCTCATCACAACCAAAGGCTTGGCATTGCTGGCTGAACAAAATATTGGAGCGTCTTCGTGAGCGTTCAGGCAATGGCGTGGGCGCTACAAATCCCGCGCACAACTCTTTCCGATTCAAGCGCGCGCCATGTCCTGCTGTGCCTGGCGAACTACGCCGGTACCGATGGGCGTGGCGCATTTCCATCTGCGACAACACTGAGTGAAGACACCGGACTTTCCGAGCGAACCGTGCGTTCCAAACTCGAGCTGTTGCGGACGTCTGAACTGATCGTTCCAGGCAATCAAGCGCTGGCCGCTGTGTACATCGAGCGCCATGACCGCCGCCCAGTCGTCTATGACTTGCCGATAAAGCGGGGTGCAAATCCTGCACCCCGAACTGAACGGGGTGCAGATGACGGCACGGGGTGCAAACCACAGCAGAGCGGGGTGCAGAATTCGACCGAACGGGGTGCGAAATCTGCACCCAATACGTCACTTAACCATCAATTAACCGAACAGCAGCAGCCGCGCGAGATTTCGGACGTGATCGCTGACCAGGACAAGCAGGCCCTGGAATCGACCGACGATCGCCAGCGCTTCGCCATGTTCGCCGACTGGACACCGGACAGCCGCTACCTGATCGCCCAGGCTCAGATCGCTGGCGTGAAGCCGACCGATATCTCTGACGCGCTTATCCGAAGCTTCATCGGCTGGTTTGTGGCCAAACAGAACACCGTGGACACGTCCGCCGGTTGGTGTAACCGCTTGGTGGGCTGGTACTTGAGGGAGCGCGCCAAGGGGAGCTTGCCAGATTTCGACGACACGTCATGGTCTGACGATCTGGGTGACCTATGACCCAAACCAAGGAAAAGCGGCCCCAGAGCGCCACACAACTCATGACCAGCATGGGCAACTTGCCGCCTGTCATACCTACAGTTCCGAAAGCGCTTCCTCCCGGCACAGCGTCCGTTGTAAACGCGCTGTTCAGGGAGTTGCAGGCAATATTTCCGGCTTGGAGGCAGGCGTGGCCGGACGATGCGGCATTGCAAACTGCCAAGCGGAGCTGGATCAAGGCGTTCATCGTCGCGGGCATAAACACCCTGGAGCAGATTCGTTATGGCCTGCAGAACTGCCGCCAGAACGGGAGTGACTTCGCGCCCAGCGTCGGCAAGTTCATCAAGTGGTGTCAGCCGACTCCTGAAATGCTGGGAATTCCATCCCATGACAGGGCATTTCGCGAGGCGCTTCTCAACCTGCATCCATCGCGCCGTACATCGCGGGAGTGGTCACACGAGGCAGTACGGCACGCCGCGCTCCAGTGTGAGATGCATAACCTTGCCGACCTGACGTCGGAAAAGGCCAGCAAGGTGTTCGACCGTGCTTATGACATCACCATCCGCATGCTTGTGCAGGGGCAGTCGCTGGAGGACATCGCAGTCGGCATCGGCCATGACGGACAGAAATCAGAATTCGAGCGGGCCGAAGAGCTGACAGAGCGGGTCAGTCTCGCGCTGATCGCAAGACAAGGAATCCCGGCAGACGGTGCAAAAGCGCGTGAGCTGCTAATGGCGAAATTTGGCAGAAGGGCGGCGCAATGACCAAGCAAACGAAACTCACCAAGGCAGCGCGTGACCGAGAGTGCCAGATCCGTTACCCAGGCTGCTCCAGCGAATCCTCGACCACGGTGCTGGCGCATTACCGGCTGGCCGGTACTTGCGGCATGGGCATCAAGCCAAACGACCTGCAGGCCGCTTGGGCGTGTGCTTACTGCCACGATATCGCCGATGGCCGCCTGCGCGCCCCTGCGGTGCTGAGCCGTAATGAAGTTCGCCTGTTCCACGCCGAGGGGGTCATGCGTACCCAGGACGCGCTAATTCGTGAAGGGAAGGTGTCGCCATGAAGCCCGCCGAAATGACGTTGTTCAAGCCAAAGCGCACCCGCGTCAAGTCGCTCGACCGTGAGGGCCTGGAGCAGGCCGCATTGCTGCGCGAGCTCAAGCTGCGTATGCCCTTGGTGGCGGCGCTGATCTATCACGTTCCTAACGGTGGCCACCGGCACAAGCTGGTTGCGATCAAGCTGAAAGAGCAGGGCGTGCGCGCCGGTGTGCCCGATCTGGTGCTGCCCATGGCCCGCGGTGGGTACTTCGGTCTGTACATCGAGTTCAAAGCCACCCCGCCGCACGATGCCGCTGTATCGGGCAGCCAGTACGAGTGGATACGCCAACTCGGCGAGCAAGGCTATCTGGCGATCGTCTGCCGTGGGCACTTCGACGCGATGGAGCAAATCCGCGCGTATCTCCGACTTCCTCAGACCGTGGTGGCTGCATGAGAAATTTCTACATTCGCTGGGCAATGAGCACTTGGTTCGGCTTGGTCCAACTGTACAAGTACTGCCCTGAGTGGGATGCGGCATTGAATCGCCTTATCGACAAACACTGGCAAACGGTTTCGATTGAAGGATGCACAGCCAGGTTCGGCACGGTCGACGTATGGATTGCGAACCGGTACTACGCGTTTGGGCATGAGTGGGGCAGCGCCCAATACTTCAGGCCGTCAGTTCACACGATGCGCCGCCTTAATTCCTTGATCAGCCATTTGGAAGGCTTGCAACTGGCTAAGGAAAAAGAAGCCCACCGCAAGAAAATGGAGGGCTACTGATGAGCAATCAATTCAAGCCGGGCGACCTGGCGCTGATCGTCGGGGCGCATATGACTCCGGACAACGTCGGTAAGGTATGCGAGCTGGTAGAGTTTTTGGCTCAAGAGCAAATCAGTACATGGCGAGAGCCGCACCACGGCATGGTTATTCAGAACGGTGATGTTCATGCCGCTTGGGTTGTAATCGGCGCTGGCCTCGCATCGTGCTTCGGCTTGAGTGGTTGGGCGCTGGTTGATCAAACCCACCTCATGCCACTGCGTGACGACTCTGTCAGAGAGAATCAGAAAAGCAAGGAGGCAGAGTCAGCATGACGGCCGTCGTCCGCATCACCGACGCTGAAATCAAGCGACAGGCCGCTGGCACCGAGCGTGACCTGCGCGACGTGGAGAACCGTGGCCTGTACCTGCGCTTTACGCGGGATCGCGCCCGGGCGTCGTGGTACTTGGTCAGCAAGGGCAAATGGAACCTAGTCGGCCGCTTTCCCGATCTGTCAGCGAAACAGGTCGTTGCGGCTCTTCCTAGCATTCGTCTACGCATTGATGCCGGTGCCAACTCCACGCTATCCAAATGGGCAACGACAGGCGAGTTGCTGAGTTGGTTCGCAGAGCGGTATTCGCTCGACCGAAGCCTGTCGAAGAAACGCAAGGACACCAGTGCGTCGATGCTCAGGTGTCACCTCATGCCATGCTTGGGGGACGTTGCGCTGGCCAGCATCGACAAAGCCACGCTGGACAGCCGGCTGATTTGGCCGATGCAGCAGACCGTTGAAATCGACTACGTCCGATCCGCCTTCCAGCTGCTCGCCCTGGCGTTCCGGCAGGCATTCAAACTGCGGCTGATATCGGCCAACCCGATGCAGGACATCAAGTTCAAAGACTTCTCAACAGCCAAGGTCGGCATCAAGGCGTCCAGGCTGCGCGGCACTCAGTTGCAGGACCTGCTCCACCATTTGGCCGAGGTTATAGAGTGCAATCCGCTCGACGGCATGTTGGCCGTGATGATGCTCTGCCACGGCACCCGCATTGGCGAGACGCGGCAAGCGCGCTGGTCGCACATCAGCCTGGCAGAGCGCGAGTGGTTCATTCCAGGCGAGAACACCAAGACAGGCGTTGAGCATCATCTGCCTCTCACAGATCAGGTGCGGCAGTTGCTGATCTGGTATCGCGACAGGCAACAGGCTGCCGGGTATGACGGACAGTTCCTGTTCCCAGGTCGCGCAGGCGAAGGACTCAGCGAGGGCCGGGCCAGTGCGGTATTTGCTCGGATAGGGAAGGGCGATTGGACCAGCCACGATCTGCGCAAACTGGCTCGCACCTGTTGGGCAGACATCGGTATCGACCACCTGATCGGTGAGCTGCTGATCAACCACGCCATGGGCCATAACGTGAAGGTGTACGTTCAATCGGGCGTGATGGCGCGCAAGCGGGATGCATTGGAGAAGTGGAACGCCCATCTAGACGGAAAGGGCTTCGGCCGCATTCACACATTGACCGGCTTTAGATTCGAAGATTCTGATAATTGCCTAAAGCCCACGGATGACGTGGCTTGCAGAGCAGATGCCAACACCACCATAGGCGAGGTTTAAAAATGATAAGTCATGACCTTTTTAGGCCGAGCGTCAGCCTCTGGCAGCACTACGTCACCCTTCTCAGCGTTGGCGGGATGGGCGTGGCGGTCTTGTTCGATTCGGGGTGGGCCGCAACTATCGTCGTCGTTATGTTCTTGGTCGGTGCGGCTGTTGAGGGCTACGCCGAAGGTTTCTCCGCTGCGAGTGAGGGTCGTGATCGCCTATGAAAAAGAGCCATGGACCTGCCTTCCGTGCCGCCCGACTGGACCTGGCCCAGTGCTCGGCCTGCCGAGGTCGCGCAGTAATCAAGGGTGTTTTCCACGATCTGGCATGCGTGCAGTGCAACGCCTCGGGCTGGGTCGCCGCCGAGACGGGTGAAGCGTTGCCGCTGGACGTGCTGGTGACGCAACTGAGCATGCGCCTGCAGGCCTCAGATGCACGGGTAAAGTTTCTTGAGCATGAGGATCCAGCTGACCGATTCCGGAGAATTCATCTCTGTAAGCCTTACAGCGCGGAGTCCGAGCAGTACGAACGAAATAACCGCCGCGGTGCCGGTGGATCGAATTACACAGGGGATTGACCATGATGACTCGCAACACGCTGCACCGCCCGCTGGGTGAAACTGAAAATATGCTCGAGCAGTGGGGGTACTGGCGGATGGATGGTATGGGCGTGCCCAGCTACGCCTCGCCCACGCTCGCCCTGATGCGGGATGCCATGCCGATGCCCGGTAAGTCGTATGTGATCACCGACGAGCTGGCCGGCCTTGTGGACGCCGCCGTTGCTGGTCTGTGCGCTCGTCATCAGCAGATGGGCGATATGGTCTGGTTCTATTACGGTGCGAAGTGGCCAGCGATCCGGGTCGGTCGTCACTTCGCGATGAGCGAGGGTAAGGCGCGCGAACTGATCAAGGCTGGTGCAGCCTGGGTGGATTGCTATTTGGAGGGTGTTCGCTCGGCAGCGTAAAAAAGAGTTGTCCATATGGAATAGCTCTGTTTTCATGGCACGGTGTTCAGCTGTTCCAGCGCGGCACCCTACGTTAGGCATGAGCAAAACGTGTCCTAAGCACCGTATATTAGTTGCTGTAAAAGTTTCGAGAACTAGGGAGGTTTTCTGTGTTAGTAAATGGATATGTGATTGAGAAAGTAGGGGACTTCTGGCGGCTACGTTGTCGCGGAAAATTACTTCCAGAGCAGTATTCTTCGAAAGATGACGCTGTAGAAGCTGCTAAGAAAAAAGATCCTTGCCGCAAGGTGGAAAAGCCAAAACTGACGAACGACCCTATCACCAACCCAGATGGTGGTAAGAAGCCAAATAGGCCCAAGCCTTAAGCACTTGCATAGCCGGGTGCATACTCCTCATTAGTAAGCGATGTAATTTACTCAGTCTGATATTAGGCTCGCCATAAAGGCGGGCCTTTTTTCGTTTATATACCCCGAAAGGGCCAAGACCGGATGCGCACTATGCCCGACAAGCCAGACACCTGGGCCAAGCTCTGGATGGCCCTATCAAATCCGCTATGGCAGGGCGCGATCATGGCCATCATCGTCTCTCTACTGCGCATCCTTTACGACGCGAAAGAAACCAGCAAACGCCGGATCTTCTTTGAAGCGTTGATCTGCGGTGCGTTGAGTCTTGTTGCTTCGAGCTTGATCGAGTGGATGGCATGGCCTCCCAGCCTGTCAGTAGCCGCCGGTGGAACCATCGGCTTTCTTGGCGTTACCGCCATACGCGAACTGGTGACGCGGTTCATTGGCCGTAAGGTGGACTCCGTATGAAGGCTATCGCTGCTGCAATCATCATCGGTCTCGTTGGCCTGCTGCTCGTCGGTATCCAGCAGTACCGCGTCGTCGCCCTCAGCGGTGCTATGCAGCTTGAGACGAAGAGAAAGAACGAAGCCATCGCGGCCAATACAGAAAGCCAAGCCACCATCACCACGTTGCGAACAGAAGCCCAGCGCAACGCAGCATATCTGAAGGACTTGAACCAGCGGATCAAGGCCAGCGAAGACAAAGCTAAACAGGCGAGGAAAGAATTTGAAAGCCTTAAGCGCAATAGCAAGCCCGTTCGTGATTGGGCTGCTCAGCCTTTGCCTGATGGCCTGCGCGGCAAAGCCAATGGTAGTAACAAAAACCTCAGCGGTTCGAATCGAGCCCCCTGAACTGGTCCCTTGCGAGCGCATCAACGCTGATGAGCCTGATCTCCGCTCGAACGGTGATGTGTGGGAGCTGAAGGATCAGGCCATCAAACTGCTGGATACGTGCGCAGATCAGGTCGACGCCCAGATCCAGCGCAGCAAGAGTCGATAAGAACGTGGCGGTTACTTTCGTGAAGCGAGGCACACCTCATGCGTTTTTTTATACTCTGTTATCCCTGCTCGTAACTCCTGCCTTTGTTCTTGTGAGTAACCTCTAATGCCCGCCCAACTGAGGCTGTTTTCTAAGCCCAAGATTTTGTTCCAGATTTTGCCACACTCGTTATTTTGTACTGCATAAAGTTCGGATTTTGCTGACGATATTTCTACTTCTTTATTACGATATGCAGTGTTCAATTCCTTGTATTCGCTCAGCAGCCTGGCATTTTCCTGTTTTAGCTGAGTGGATTGATCTCGGAGGTAGCTATTCTCCGCCTCAATGCGGCCAATCTCTCTCGACTGTTGTTGTGAGTATTGTAGGTAAGCGAACGCACCGCTACCGCATCCCAGCGCTATGCCGCTTATCGCACCTATCCATTTTAGTGTGTTGTCCATTGGGTTTCCTAAAGCCAAAAATCAAAATATTACGCTATCCAGTAGCAATTTAACTACCAACCAATTACCCGCGGGCTAAAAATGAGCTGTGACGGTTGCGCCGCTCGGCGCGAGTGGATCAAGAAGTGGAGCAAGGTGGCATATGAACGAGCACAGCAACTCCTTGCTAAGCCAGATCCTGGCGGAGCAGATGAAGCAGACCCAACTGCTACAGCGGATGGCAGAGCAACAGACGCTGCTGATCGACGCACTGAGTGAAGAAGAATCGGAAGACCCCGATACCCAGCCCCGCACCTACCTGGACGGTACACCATGCCGTTGAGGCCGCAGAAGCCATGCAATGCTCAGGGCTGCAACACATTGACCCGCAACCCTCGGTACTGTGACGCCCATAAGGATGTAGGCAAGCAGTTCGAAGTGAAGCAGCGGGAGAAGCAACGCGAGACCAGCAGCCAGCGCGGCTACAGCTACAAGTGGCAACAGGCGCGCAAGGGCTTCTTGGCTAAGCATCCGCTCTGTGTAGAGTGCGATCGCGTTGGACGTGTCACAGCGTCGACAGACGTTGATCACATCGTTCCTCACAAGGGTGACATGGACCTGTTCTGGGATCGATCCAACTGGCAGGCCATGTGTCATCCATGCCACAGCACGAAGACGGCGACAGAGGACGGCGGGTGGGGCAACACACAGGCTTCCCGGCCGCGCTGACCTAAACGAGAACGATTCTCGTCAGATTTCACGAAAATGCACCTATATGGTGCGCGCACCAGCCTGGTGCGGTGGGGGAGGGTCAAAAGTCTGGTCCCTTTCGCTTCTAGACCGCGCCCTCAGTCGTTTTTTTACACCCGCGAAATTAAAAATTCTGGAGTTGCGCGATGGGAGGTACCGCCACGGTCGCCGGCCGTGGTCGCAAACCCAAGCCGACCGCCAAGAAAGCACTAGCCGGAAATCCCGGCAAACGCACGCTGAATAAGGCCGAGCCCGCTTTTTCGAAGATCACAAATGTTGATCCGCCCGAATGGCTCAGCGACCGCGCTTCACAAATGTGGAAGATGATTGTTCCCGAGCTTCTGCGCGAAAACGTGGTTGCGATAACTGATTTACACAACGTCGAAGCGTTCTGCGTTGCATACGACAACTGGCGAATGGCGCAACAGTCAGTCCAGGCCCACGGCATCGTGGTTACCGGTGCCACCGGCGGACCGATGAAAAACCCGGCACTGACCGCGGCGAACGAAACGATGCGGCAAATGGTTACGTTCGGGTCGATGCTCGGCCTTGATCCAGCCAGCCGTACACGTCTGATCGGAGGAAACAAGGAAAAAGAGACCAACGAATTCGCCGAACTATTGAGATCCTGAATGGCCAAGTCCGCCCACCCCAACGTTGATAAAGCGATGGTGTGGGGTAGGTCTCTGCTGCGTGGGAAAGTGCCAGCTTGTCGCTACATCCATCAAGCAGTGCAGCGCCATTTCGATGACATGGCAGCCAGCCGCAAGCGCGGGTTCAGATTCAAGTTCGATCCAGCGAAGGCTGAGAAAAAACTCAAGCTGATTCAGCTATTGCCGCATACCAAGGGTGAATGGGCGTTCAAGCGTCAGCGAATCAGCCTTGAGCCATGGCAGCTTTTCGGTCTCGCCGTCACCTTCGGGTGGGTCAAGAAGAAGGGCGGGTACCGCCGGTTCCGTGAAAGCTATTGGGAAGTCCCGCGAAAGAATGGCAAGTCAGTCGTAGCCGGTGGCGTAGGCATCGGCATGTTCGTTGCCGATGATGAGTACGGCGCCGAAGTCTACTCAGGCGCTACGACCGAGAAGCAGGCATGGGAAGTGTTCAGGCCCGCGAAGCTGATGGTGACGAAGTCGCCCAATCTGATCAAGGCGGCGGGTATTGAGGTCAACGCCTCGAACATGAACGTCCCGTCTGACTTCAGCCGGTTTGAGCCTCTGATCGGCAACCCGGGGGACGGTGCATCACCCAGCTGCGCCATTATCGATGAATACCACGAACACCCAACCTCGGCCCAATACGACACGATGCTCACGGGCATGGGGGCTCGGCGTCAGCCGCTGATGTTCATCATCACCACGGCCGGCGCTGACATCGAGGGGCCTTGTTACGACAAGCGTCGCCAGGTTATCGAGATGCTGGCTGGCACTGTCCCAGACGATGAACTGTTCGGCTGGATCTGGACGCTTGATGAGGGCGACGATTGGACCGACCCCAAGATGTTGGCCAAGGCCAACCCCAACCACGGCGTGTCAGTGTTCCAGGAATATCTGGAAAGCCAGCAGGCGCGGGCGATCCGCTCTGCTCGGTTCACCAACACCTTCAAAACGAAGCACCTCAACCTTTGGGTGAGCGCCAAGTCTGGCTTCTTCAACATGCAGGACTGGAAGTCCTGCGAGGACACCTCACTTACGCTCGATCAATTCGAGGGGCAAGAGTGGATCGCCGCTTTCGACCTTGCGCGAAAGCTGGACATGAACTCGAGGGCGCGCCTGTTTTGGAAGGTGATCGACGGAAAGACTCACTACTACAGCGTGGCTCCCAAGTTTTGGGTGCCATACGACACCGCTTATGACAGCGACAACAAGCGCATGTCCGAGCGCTTCCAGGCCTGGCTGAACTCGAAACACCTTGAGGTCACCGATGGAGCCGAGATCGATTACCGCGAAATCCTCGAAGACACCAAAGAGGCAAACAAACACGCACCGCTGCGCGAGTCGCCGATTGACCCACACGGTGCTACTGGGTTGAGCCATGACCTCGACGACGAGGGTTTCAACCCGGTCACCATCACCCAGAACTACACCAACATGTCCGACGCCATGAAAGAGCTGGAAGCGGCTATCACAGCTGGAAGGTTCCACCATGACGGCAATCCGATCATGACCTGGTGTATCGGCAACGTGATCGGCAAAAACATGCCCGGTAACGACGACGTAGTACGGCCCATCAAACAGGGCGATGACAACAAGATCGATGGCGCTGTTGCAATGATCATGTCGGTCGGGCGGGCGATGCTGCAAGTCGTTGCCGGCGATGGCGGCGTGGACCGATTCATGGATTCAATCCGGGACCCAATATTCGAATGAATACAGCATCAATCATTTACCTGCTGACTGCAGTGCTGGGCTTTGCCCTTGCTGTGGCAGGCGTTTACGTACTGCTTGGCGTGGGTTGGGCGCTTCTTGCCGCCGCTTCGTCATGCTTCGTCGCGGCAGCATTCATCCGAAGAGGGCTGACCAGTGGCTAAGTCCCTCCTGTCCGTACTGAGCAGCGCGGTGTCTGCGCCGCAGACGTCGATCATTGACTGGGTCGGTCGGTCGTTATCCGGTGGCGCCGGCGGGATCTGGGCCCAAACGGTCGGCAGCACGTCTACTACCGGCAAGACCATCACCGTCAACAAGGCGATGCGCTTGGCGGCCTGCTGGTCCTGCGTCCGGCTGATCTCGGAGACGATCGCCACGCTGCCCTTGGGCCTGTACATGCGCCAGGCCGACGGCGGCCGCAAGGTGGACAGCGACAACGATCTGCACTGGATCATCAACACCAACCCCAACAGCCGAATGACCGCCGTGCAGTTCTGGGAGGCGGTGGTCGCCTCGATGCTGCTGCGAGGCAATGCCTTCGTCGAGATCGTCCGCATCGGCGGCCGGATTGTGGCACTGGAGTTCCTGCTGCCCAACCGCATGGACCTGGACGTCGCCGACAATGGCGAAATTCTCTACCGGTACCGCGAGAAGAACGGTCAGCTGCGCGACATCGCGGGCAGCGACATGATGCACATCCCGGCGTTCTCGCTGGACGGTCAGATCGGCCTGTCGCCTATCGCCTACGGCGCCGATGTTTTCGGCGCGGCGATGTCGGCAGAAGACGTGGCCGGCTCCACCTTCAAGAACGGCATGCACCAGACGGTCGCCTTCGAGGTGAACAAGACCCTCTCGCCGAAGCAGCGTGATGATTTCCGGGACTACGTCCAGCGCATCAGCGGCGCCATGAACGCCGGCAAGTCGCCGGTGCTGGAGGAGGGCGTCAGCGCCAAGGTCATCGGCATCAACCCGGTCGACGCCCAGCTGCTGGAGTCTCGCGAGTACAGCGCCGAGGAGATCTGCCGCTTCTACATGGTCGATCCGACCATGGTGGGCTACAGCGACAAGGCGTCGAACTGGGGCACGGGCCTGGAGCAGAAGCTGCTGCGCTTCCTGACTTTCACACTGCGCAGCTACATGCGCCGGATCGAGGAGGGCATCAACCGTAACCTGCTCACGCCAGCCCAGCGCCGCCAGATCTACTCGGAGTTCTCCATCGAAGGCCTGCTGCGTGCTGACAGCGCCGCCCGCGCGACGCTGTATTCGGGGATGGTGCAAAACGGCATCTACACCCGCGACGAATGCCGCATGAAAGAGAACCTGCCCAAAATGGGCGGAAATGCCGGTGTGCTAACTGTGCAAACCAACCTTTCGCCGATCGACAAGCTGGGTCAGGGCGATGACGGGCAAGCCGCAAGGGCAGCTCTACAAAACTGGCTGGATCAGCCGGCAAACTCGAAGGAATAAATCATGCAACCAAAATCCAAGGCTGGCAGTTTTAACTGCGAGCTGAGCCCGCGCGCGCTCGACAGATGGAATCCCGCCATCAAAGCGGCCGTGGAGTCCACCAGCGATACCATCACCATCTACGGCGTTATTGGCCAAGACTGGTATGGGGAAGGCGTTACCGTCTCACGTATCGACGCTGCCCTTCGCTCAATCGGCGACAAGCCAGCCACCGTGTACATCAATTCGCCAGGTGGCGACATGTTCGAGGGCCTGGCCATCTACAACCGGCTCCGCGAGCACAGCCAGCCGATCACAACCAAGGTCCTGGGCTTGGCCGCCTCGGCTGCGTCGGTGATTTACATGGCCGGCGCAAAGCGGGAAGTGGCGAGCAGCGGGTTTCTCATGATCCACAACTGCTGGACGCTTGCAGTCGGAAACCGCCATGACTTGCGCGATGTCGCGAACACGATGGAAGAGTTCGACGCTGCGATGGCCGACCTTTACGCGGAAGGCAGCGGCCAGGCCGTTGCTGACATTGCCGAGATGATGGATGACGAGACGTTCATACGCGGCCGCCGAGCAGTTGAGCTCGGCTTTGCAACGGCCGTCCTCTCTTCTGACGAAATCACCGAGCGTGAAGACGAGCAGGCCCAGCAGAGTAGCGCGCTGAAGGCTATGGATATCGCTTTGGCAAAAGCCGGAATGGCCCGCAGCGAACGCCGCGAACTCTTCGCCAATTTCAAGTCCAGCACGCCGCGCGCTGCTGGCGGGGGTACGCAATACGCTGCCTCGTCCGATAAGCCCCGCGCTGTCGAGTTGGACCTGTCACCCCTGCCAAAACTCAACTTTTCCTTTCCCGTATGAGGCTTCACACAATGATGAAATTTCGTCTGTCCCCGGCATTCTTGATGGCTGTGTTGTCCATCGCTGCCTTGATCCCGCTGACCTTCGGTGCCACGCCCCAAGCAGTTATGGGTTCGCTTTTGCTGGTGGGTGTTTCCACTGCGCTCGTAAAACGTGGAACCTCTCAATATCGCGGCTGGAATGCTCAGATGGGGAAAATCGGTGAGGATGACATCGAAACCCAGTACAAGCAGACCCAGGCCAACCTCAAGGACATCGGTGATCAGCTCAAGGCACATGCCGAGCAGGCGCAGAAGAATGTTGATCGCCATGAGGGCCTGAGCAAAGAAACGTCGGCCAAGGTTGACGAGTTGCTGATGAAGCAGGGCGAACTGCAGGCTCGCGTGCTGGAAGCCGAGCAAAAGCTTGTCAATGCCAATCGCGACACACAGCGTAACGAGTCCCCGAAGTCCGCTGGCGAGTTGGTTGTTACCAGTGAACACATGGAAGGCGTCAATTCGTCTTTCCGTGGCTCCCGTCGTGTTTCCGTGCCTCGCGCCGCTATCACCACCACATCCGCCGGTGGCTTGGCTGCCACGGAGCGCCTGGACACTGTCGCGCTGCCTGGCATGCGTCGGGCCACCATTCGCGATCTGGTTGCCCCCGGCCAGACCGAAGCTGGCTCGCTTGAGTACGTCCGCGAGACAGGCTTTACAAACAATGCCGCGACCGTAGCGGAGGGCTCTGCGAAGCCGTATTCCGAAATCACGACTGCCTTGGTAACGGCGTCGGTTCGTACTATCGCCCACCTGTTTAAAGCGTCGCGTCAGATTCTGGATGACGCGAAGGCTTTGCAGAGCTACATCGATGCGCGCGCTCGCTATGGCTTGCTGCTCACTGAAGAGGCGCAGTTGCTGTACGGCAGCGGTGCCGGTGCAAATCTGCAAGGTCTCGTTCCGGTTGCAAACGAATATGCGTCTCCAACTGGCTGGACCGTAACCGGCGAGCAGCGCATCGATCGGCTTCGCCTGGCCCTTCTGCAAGCCGAGCTGGCAGAGTTCCCTTCGGATGGCATCGTGCTCAACCCAACTGACTGGGCTCTGATCGAGTTGATCAAAGACAGCCAGGGTCGCTATCTGATCGGTCAACCGCAGGAAGGCACTGCGGCTCGTCTGTGGAATCGCCCTGTAGTCGCAACCCAAGCGATGAAGCAAAACGACTTCCTGGTGGGGGCCTTCAAACTCGGCGCGCAGATCTTCGACCGGATGGAAGTTGAAGTATTGATTTCCACGGAGAACGACAAGGACTTCGAGAACAACATGGTCACGCTTCGCGCTGAAGAGCGCTTGGCGTTTGCCATCTACCGTACCGAAGCCTTCGTCACTGGCAAGCTCACGGCTGCGGCCGCTGCGGCTTAAGCTGCCCCAACCCCTAAAGTGGCCGGCACCCCCGGCCCACCGAGGTGAGACATGTCAGATGTATTGATCAAGCCGCTGCGGGCTTACGAGGACCGCGGCACCATCCGTGACACCGACAACGAGCCTTATGCCGCGCCTGTATGGCTGGCCAAGGAGCTGGAGCAACTCAAGCTTTGCAAGATCGTAGGCGAGGCTGGCGCAGCGCTGACCAACAATTCCAGTGACCGCCCGCCGCTGACGATTGCCAAGAAGGGGCAGCGCTGGATTATCGTCGACGCTGAGGGCTCTCAGGTCGGTGAATTTATCGGCAAGAAAGAAGAAGCCGAAAGCGAGTTGGCCAAACTTTCGACCTCCACCACACCGGATCCCGCTGGCAATCCTGAACCTGATGTTCCTGGCGAAGGACCGCCTGTTCAGGACGAGAATTCGCCTCCACAAACCGAGCAGAACCAACCGCCTCAGGAGTGATACATGCCCGTCATCAGTATAGAAACGGCCATGCATCACCTGCACGCAGAATCCGAGGATCAGCCGCTCGTGGAGGAATTTTTGGGCGCGGCCGAGGAAGCCGTTATGCAGTTTTTGCAGCGCCGTTTCTATGCCGATCAGGCTGATCTCGATAAGGTGAAGGCTGAAATCATTCAGCGCACTCAAGCCGCGAGAGCTGCCTACCGCGCTGCGCTGGAGTTGGCCGATGACCCAGAAAACTCTGAAATTCGCTGCCGTCTTCGCGAGCGCGCTCGCCAGTCATTGTCTGAAAGCTTTGAGCAGATAGATATGGACGATTTCGGCATCGTGATCAACAAGGCTATACAGGCGGCATGCCTGCTCAAGCTGGGCAACCTCTTCGCCAACCGCGAGGAAGTGGTGATCGGCACTATTGCCACGGAGCTCCCACTGGCGTCCAAGTCGCTGCTGATGCCATACCGTATCGGGATGGGTGTGTAGTGCGCGCCGGTCGGTTGCGACATCGCATATCGCTCCAAGCGATGGTGCGCAAGCAGGACCCCGTGACTGGTGAAGAGCAGGGTGAAAGTTGGCAAACAGTTTGGGACAAGGTCCCCGCAGCGGTCGAGCCGCTGAGCGCCAGGGATTTTATAGCGGCTCAGGCCAGCCAGTCAGAGGCCACCGCGCGGATAGTGATCCGATACCGAGCCGGCGTCCTGCCGACGATGCGGATCCTTTACCGAGGGGATGTCTACGACATCAAAGGCCCGGCGCTGCCCGATCCCGATTCGGGTCTGGACTATCTCACCATCTTGGTGGCCAAGGGGGTCAACGATGGCTGACTCAGTGGATTTCCAACTGGAGGGTATTGACTCTCTCGTTGGAAAACTCGAATCAATCACTCAGGACATGAAGCGTAAAGGCGGTCGGTCGGCGCTGCGTAAGGCTGCCCAGCTGGTGGCCAACAAGATGAAAGAAGGCGCGCAGCGGATAGACGACCCTGAAACAGGCCGATCTATCGCGGACAACGTCGCGCTTCGCTGGAACGGGAAATTGTTCAAGTCGAGCGGGGACCTGGGTTTCCGGGTTGGCGTTCTGCAAGGCGCTGTCCTCAAGAAGGGCGGCGACAAATCTGCGAACGCTGCGACGCCTCATTGGCGCCTGTTCGAATTCGGTACTTCCAAAATGCGGGCAGATCCATTCGCGCGAAAGGCGTTGGCCGACAACATAACCGAGGCAACCAATACATTCATCACTGAATACGAGAAGGCCATTGACCGCGCGATTAAACGAGCGGCCAAGGCCGCAGGGGGGGCGTGATGTCATATGCACCCATATTCGCGGTATGCGCTGCTGACGCAGGCGTGACGGCACTACTCGGCATCAGCCCCACCAGGCTCTATCCGTTCGATGATGCACCCGAAGGCGTAGCGAAGCCGTATGCAGTCTGGCAGCTCATCACCGGCAGTCCAGAAAACTACCTCGCAGGCCGTCCTGATGCCGACAGCTTCACGCTGCAAGTCGACGTGTATGCCGCCACAGGCAGCGATGCAAGGGCTGTGACCGCCGCGATCAGCAAAGCCATTGAGCTGAAAGCTTACGTGGTCCGCTGGGGCGGCGAGAGCAAAGACGCCGAAACAAAGTTGTACCGGTCGAGCTTCGATGTCGACTGGATAGTGCTCAGGTAGTCCCTTCCAACTTTACAGCCCGCCATGAGCGGGTTTTTTTATGCCCGACATTTGGAGAACACAATGGCGATTTTGACTCAAGGCACCCAGATGTATGCGCTGGTGCCTACAACCGCAGACCCGAAAAAGCTGGAGGTTATCGAGGTGGAATGCATTACAGCGTTCAACCCGGGCGGCAACCCAGCAGACCAAGTTGAAATTACGTGCCTGAGTGACAAGGTAAGGCGATACCTGCGCGGCTTGCGCACGCCTGGACAGGCTTCGTTCTCAGTAGACGCTGATCCGAAAAACGCCTCGCACGTCCGGCTTTACCAGCTTTCCGAGGATGACTCGGTCGAAAATACGTCGTGGGTCGTTGGCTGGGCTGATGGCTTCGATATCAAGCCCACCTTAAATACGGCTGGCGATGATTTCGACCTGCCACCGACACGCACCTGGTTCGTGTTCGACGGCTATGTCGCCGACTTCCCGTTCGACTTCGCAGGAAACACAGTCGTGAAGACTGCGGGCACCATCCAGCGCTCCGGCGGCTCCGCCTGGATTCGCAAAACCACTGCTCCAGCAGCGTAAAGGATTCCTATGAAACTCAGCCTTGAAAGCTTGAGGGGCGTCGGTGCGTTCACCGGTCGCCCGGTCGAGAAAGAAATCAAATGGCAGCAGGGCGAAGAAGAAATCGTCGCCACGGTCTACGTCAGGCCGATGGGGTTTCAAACGGCGGTCAACGATGTGCTTTCCGCAGCAGGCAGGCTTGAGATTCATGCCGGCCGGATCGCCGCCAGCATCTGCAATGAAGAGGGCAAGCCTGTCTTCACAGTCGATGACATCACCGGTGAGGCCGATCCAGAGCGCGGCGCGCTGGACGGCAACCTGACCATGGCGCTGATGAAGGTCATTGCCGAGGTCAACAACCTGGGAAAGACGAAGCCCTCTCCGACGACGAAGAGTTCTGGCACGAGCTCGTCCTCGCCGGCATCGGCGGGCGTACGATCGCGGAAGCCAAGGAAACCCTCAGCCTGAACGAGTTCAGGTCCTGGCTGAAGTACCGGGCGCTACGTGGCTCTCTGAACATCGGCATGCGGGTAGAACGCGGATCGGCATTGCTCGCAATGATGTACGCCAACGTGAATTACAAGGACGGTCCGTACAAGATGTTCGACTTCATGCCGCATGAGGCTGAGCAACCCATCAGTCTCGAGCAGGCGATGGAGAGTTGGGCGTGAGCTGGTGACTGGTCGTCGAGGCTGATACAGTCCTCGTCTTTCTGGGGGAATCCGAAGTGGCTCTGATAAAGTGCAGGGAATGCAGTACGTTGATATCTACTCAGGCTCAGGTGTGCCCTACGTGCGGCGCGAAAGCCAAGAAGAAAACCAGTCTGTTTACGTGGTTGATGTTGTTAATTGTCGTTGTCATTGTTTACAAATCTGCTTCACCTTCTACGGCGGTAACGAGCAGCTCCCCTGCTTCGGCGCAAGTGGGGGCGGCGCCAGCGCTTCCGGATTTGCCCGAACAAGCTCGTCCACCAGAGGTTAGCAGCAACTGGACCGAGTCTTCATATACCGATGATTTGACTGATGCGCACGTTAAAGTAAATGGACTGAAATCGACTACATCCGTGAACTTTGCTTTTCCGTATAATTATCCTGGCGGCTCTCACCTCACTCTGTATATCCGTAAAGGTGGCGAAACCTTTGATGCTTATTTCAAGGTTGATAAAGGGCAAATGCTTTGTCACTACTCCGACTGCGGTTTTGTAATAAGGGTCAACGGCGGGAAACCTCAGACATGGACAGGGCTAACCAGCTCTACAGGAAACGCTGATCTGATGTTTATTCGGGATGCCAAAGCGTTTGAAAGGATTGTAAAAAGCGGCGGCTCCCTAAGGGTTGGGATCGACTTCTATCACGCTGGAAAACAGACATTTGATTTTGACCTGTCAGGATATCCAGACAGATAAGCTAACCTCACACTGACCCGCCTAGGCGGGTTTTTTTCGCCAGGAGAAAATGAATGAGCAAGTCACTGGGCACGCTCACGCTGGATTTGGTGGCCAGGATTGGTTCGTTCACTGGCCCTCTTGATAGGGCAAGCCAGGAGGCAAAGAAACGCAACGCGGAAATCGCCAAGTCTTTTGAAAACCTGGCAAAGGGTGTGGGGGTTGCCATCGCAGCCGTCCCTGCCGCTCTGACAGGGCTGGTCACCTATACGGCAGGCAGCGCCAAGGAAATCTCCAACCTTGCAGCGCTGGCTGGTCTTGGAACAACCGAGTTCCAGAAGTACGCGGCGGGCGCGAAAACCGTTGGCGTTGAGCAGGACAAGCTCGCAGACATCTTCAAGGATACCAACGATAAGCTGGGCGACTTCTTCAATACCGGCGGCGGTGAGCTGAAGGATTTTTTTGAAGTCATTGCGCCAAAGGTCGGCGTGACAGCGGAGAGTTTCAAAAAGCTCAATAGCGCAGAAGCACTTCAGTTGTATGTTTCGACCCTTGAGAAAGCAAATGTCTCTCAGGCTGAAATGACGTTCTACATGGAAGGCATTGCTGATGAAGCGAGCGCATTGGTACCGTTGCTGCGCGCCGGGGGGAAGGAGTTCAAAGCGCTGGGCGAGGCTGCAGAGTCAGCCGGCGCTATTCTCAGCGTCGAAACAATAGCCGTATCGAAACAGTTTTCAAGTGAACTTGTTGGGCTCATGCAGAACTTGCAGGGTGCGAAAAACAAGATCGCCGAAGACTTCATGCCCGTGGTTCAGCAACTGACCAAAGATCTTAACGACACCGTGAAAGCAGGTGGCGGTGTAACAAAGGTTGTGGGGGAAATGAGCGATAAGCTCGTTACCGCAACTGCCTTTGTCGTCAGTGCTGGTGATGGAGTTACAAGAGTATTCAAGATCGTTTCGGATACCCTAGTAGGCATGTACGCGACAGCAGTCGGTTATACATCTTCGATGATGGCGGATGTCGCGGCGGGTTTGGCAAAGTTCACCATAGGTGATGTGTCCAAACAGTTCATAGCCGACAGTGCCCGCCTGCGCGATGAGGCTAAAGTGAACTTTGGCGCTGCCGCTGAGGCGGCAGCTGGGATCAAGGCAAGTCTCGAAACGCCACTCGCGGGCGATACGATTCAGAAATACATCACCGATGCGCGTGCTGCGGCGGGCGAGTACCAGCGACTGTTTGGCGGCGTTGGCTTCAGTGATCAGGGCGGAACAGGTAGCGGAGTCGACCCCAAAGCGTTGGAAGCAGCCAAGCAGGCTGCAAAAGACGCTGCGTCGGCAGCGAAGAAACTGAGCGATACCTTCAAGGGTTCAGAGACCGACCTGCAGCGCCAGATCGCGCTGATCAATACCAGCGCGGATGCGCAGAAAAACGCCACGGAAGTGGACAAGATCCGCTTCGAAGTTGCATCGGGCAAGCTCGTTGGGATCAACGCTGTTCAGCAGAAGCGCCTCGAGGGCCTGGCATCGGAGCTGGATGCTCTCCAAAAGCTCAAGGTTGCCAACGAGGATGAGGCCAAGGCGGTCAGCTTCCTGGCGACCCTCAAAGATGAAAATGCTTCCGTCGGTGCTGGCTTCGATATGGAGCTTGCTGGTGCAGGGATGGGCGACAAGGCCCGTGAACGCCTGAAGCAGGATATGGCCATTCAGGAGGATTACGCGCGCAAGGCCGCAGACCTCCAGGCGCAGCGCAACTCCGGCGATATCAGCGCCGAGCTGTACGCTAAAGAGACTGGCATGCTCTCCGAAGCGCTGGCTGAGCGGATGGTTAAGCAGCAGGACTATTACAATCGTGTCGACAAGGCCCAGTCCGACTGGATGGCGGGCGTGAGTGATGCCTGGAAAAACTATGTAGATGCCGCCGAAAACTACTCGGCGATCGCGGCCGATTTCGTGTCCGGCAGCCTGAATGATTTGACCGGCGGCCTGGGCAACGTGTTCTCGGACGTGGTCACCGGTGCAGAGGACGCTGGAGACGCTATCGCTGACTTCGCTGGAAACATGTCCAAGTCGGTTATCAACGCTTTGAGCGACATGGCCGCTCAATGGTTGATCTATCAAGGCATTCAACTGCTCGTTGGTAAAAGCGGCCAATCGGCGGCCGCAACCGGCTTGATCGCCAACGCGCAGGCAGCGTCTGCGCAGGCAGCGCTGAACGCCTACGCATCTACGGCCGGTATTCCGCTGATCGGTCCAGCTGCTGCGCCGGCCGCCGCTCTCGCCGCTGCTGCTGCAACTGCGCCAATGGTCGCCGCCGTATCCGCATCCGCACTCGCCGGTATGGCCCACAACGGTATGGACAACATCCCGAAGGAAGGCACCTGGCTGCTCGATGGCGGTGAGCGCGTGCTCAACCCGAACCAAAACCGCGACCTGACGAAGTACCTGGCTGATAAGGCCGGGAGTGGTACTGGCGGTGCGCCGTCTTTCACCATCAACGCGCCAGTGAATGTCCAGGCTCAGCCCGGCATGACTAACGCGGACGCGGCCAAACAGGGTTCGGCGATATCGTCTGCACTTGAGGCTCAGCTCGGGCAGTTTCTGGACAGAGAGATGCGCCAAGGCGGACGTCTTTGGAGGCGCGCGTAATGGCTGAAACATTCGATTTCGATGTGCAGGTCGGCGCGTCTGGTGATGTGTCTCAACGCACCTGGGAGAACGACTTCGGGGACGGTTACTCCCAATCTGGTGGAGTGGGAATAAACAACCGAACTGAGGCTTGGGACGTAACAGTAACTGGAAGGTATGGCCCAGGTCAGAAGCTGCAACAGGTACGTGACTTTCTGGACCGTCATGAAGGGTACAAGTCATTCATATGGACACCACCTGGTGGGGTTCAGGGCTTTTACAGGGCTAAGGGATACAAGCCAAATACTCTCGGTGGCGGCGTGCACTCTATCTCCGCCAACTTCAAGCAAACCCCCAAACCCTGACCCCGCCAAGTGCGGGGTTTTTCGTAGGTAACCACCATGATTTACAGCGCGGACATCCAGAAGCTGGAGCCCGGCAACCAGGTTCGCCTGTACGAACTGGATGCGACGAGGCTGGGAGCCACGCTCTGGCGCTTCCACGGGCATGAGCATGAGGGCGACATCATCTGGCAGGGCCAGCTGTATTCGCCTATCCAGATCGAGGTCACCGGCTTGGACATCCGTGGTGATGGCCGCCCAGCCACACCCAAGCTCAGGCTGGCCAACGAGCTGTCGGGTATTCCGCGAGCAGTGTCAGCGCTTTGCCTTCAGTTCAAAGACCTCGCTGGCGCGGACTTCAAGGTGATCGAGACCTTCAAGCACTTCCTGGATGCCGCGAACTTCGACGGGGGCAACCCAGATGCCGCAGATCAAAGCCGCACCAGCCTTTGGAGGATCGAGCAGAAGACCGAAGAGAACTTTTCGGCGGTCGGCTTCGAGCTTTCCAGCCCCATCGACATGGAAGGCCAGCAGCTGCCGTCCCAGCAGATCACCAAGTTGTGCCGCTGGGCGATGCGCGGCCAGTACCGGCAGGAGGCTTGCGCCTACACAGGCACCGCCTATTTCGACAAGAAGAACGAACCCACCGACAACCCTGCGCTTGACCGCTGTGGGGGCTGGTGGAGCAGCTGCAAGTTGCGCGGCAATACCCGCCGGTTCGGCGGCTCAATGGGCGCAAGCCTGATCGCCAAGGGATAACCATGCGAATCAATCAAAAGCTTCAGGACCAGATCCGCGCGCACGCCGCGCAGTCACACCCGGCCGAGGCCTGCGGGCTGCTGATCAAGACCGACGCGGGCCGCGAATACGTACCCTGCGGCAATGTGGCCACCAATCCGTTGCAGCACTTCCTGATCGATAAGCACGACGCGGCGGCGGCAGAAGACAGGGGCGAGGTGCTGGCGATCGTACACAGCCACCCGGACCGCGCCGCTACTCCGAGCATGACCGATCTGGTCAGCTGCGAGCTGCACGAACTGCCCTGGGCGATTGTGGGCTGGCCCGGCGGGGATATTCAGTGGTTCAAGCCGACCGGGTTTCAGGCTCCGCTGCTGGGCCGGGACTTCTCGCATGGCCTGCTCGATTGCTGGACGGCCTGCCGCGACTGGTACGCCCGCGAAGCATCGTTGCCGTTGCCGAACTTCGAGCGCAAGGAGCTGTGGTGGGAAGATCCGGACAGCCCCAGCCATTACGAAGAGAACTACGAGGCCTGCGGCTTTGTCCGGGTCGATCAGCCCCAGCGCGGCGACATGTTGATTTTTCAGATACCAACTGTAGGTCGTCCCTGCCACTTCCCAAATCATGCCGCGATCTACCTCGGGGCAGATGCCAGCCTGCACAGTGAAGCCGCACCGGCGCTGGGCGGCGCGGGGCCTTTTATCTACCACCACATGCCCGGTCGCCTGGCTGCCCGTGAGGTCTACGGCTGGTCGATGGCCAGCCGCGTGAAACTGACCCTGCGCCACAAGGAATACACACCATGACCATGCGCACCATCAAGCTCTACGGCGTGCTGCGCAAGCACTTCGGGCGCGAGTACCGCATCGACGTACACAGCGTGCGGGATGCCGTGAACGCGCTGTGTGCAATGAAACCAGGCTTCGAGAAGTTTCTGCGGACCGGCGAAGAGCGCGGGCTGGTGTTCAGCGTCTTCTGCGGCAAGCGCAACGCGGGGGAGGGTGAGTTTGACATGCAGGGTAGCGACAACAGCGATATCCGCATCTTGCCGCTGATTCAGGGCAGCAAGCAGGCTGGTCTGTTCCAGGTTGTGCTGGGCGTTGCATTGGTTGTCGGCGGCTTGTTCACGGGCGGCACGTCCTCTGTTGTGGGTCTGGGCCTTCTCGGCGCGGGCGCGGCGGTCGGCCTGGGCGGTGTGGTGCAGATGCTTTCACCTACCACCACTGCCAGCGTGGGCAGCAACAACGACGATGGCAACAACCCCAGTTATGGTTTCGGGGGCGCGGTGACCACCGTTGCCCAGGGCAATCCGTACCCGGTGCTCTACGGCGAACGAGAGATCGGCGGTGCCGTCGAGTCAGGCGGCATCTACACACAAGATCAGATTTGATCATCAGGTAACACCAGACCCGCTTCGGCGGGTTTTCTTTTTTCTGGGGGCGGCATGGGAACGGCAGCGGCAGCGCGGAGCATTCGCGGAAGCAAGGGCGGCGAGGCAACACAGAAGCAGCCGACGATTGCGCTAAACAGCACGGCTTCGATTGCCACTGCCCGCATTGTCTATCTGTGGAGCTGGGGCCCCATCGTTGGGCCGGTGGATGGCCTGCGCTCGGTGAAGCTCGACGGTACGCCGCTAGTGGCCGAGGACGGGACGGTCAACTTCCCGGGCGTGAAGTGGCAGTTTCGCAATGGCGAGCTGAACCAGCAGCGCCTTGAAGGCATTGCCGAGTCCAGCAACGAAGTCGACGTAAACCAGCAACTGCTCAGCACCACGCCATACCTGCGCACCGTCAACAACCCGGTGCTGGATGCGCTGCGCATTCGGTTCAGTTGGCCGCAGCTCCAGTCGCAAGACCAGAGCGGCAACGTCAACGGCGTGCGAATCGATTACGCGATTGACCTGGCCACTGATGGCGGGCCTTTCGTTCAGATGCTGGCGGACTACGTAGACCGCAAGAACGTCACCAAGTACGAACGCAGCTACCGTATCAACCTGCCTGCGGGCAGCCGTTGGACCCTGCGCGTGCGCCGGATCACACCGGAGGCAAACAGCTCGTTGATTCAGGACAGCATGTTTGTCGAGGCTGTGGCCGAGGTTGTGGACAGCGATCAGGAGTTTCCACTCACAGCCGTGGGCTGCGTCGAATATGACGCCGAGCAGTTCGGCGGCGATATCGCCAAGATTGCAGTGCTGATGCGCGGTCGCATCGTGCGCGTGCCGACGAACTACGACCCAGAGACGCGGACCTATGCCGCGTCTGGCGCAGGCACCACCAACGGTATCTGGGACGGCACTTTCAAAGAGGCTTACACCAACAACCCGGCCTGGGTGTGCTACGACCTGGCACTGAATCCGTATTACGGTCTCGGGCATCGTATTGACGCCACGATGGTGGACCGCTGGAACCTGTATCGAATCGCGCAGTACTGCGACCAGATGGTGCCGAACGGCATGGGGGGTCTGCATCCTCGGCTGACCTGCAATATCTACCTGCAAAAGCAGGCTGACGCATACGCGGTGCTGCAAGACCTGTCGGCCATCTTCCACGGCGCGAGCACATGGGACGGCAGCCAGATCACGTTCAACGCTGATATGCCCGGCGACCCGGTCTACACCTACAACCCGTCGCAGATCCTGAACAACGGCGAGATTCAGTATTCGGGCACCCGCGCGCGCGACCGCCACAACCTGGCGATGGTGACGTGGGATGACCCGGCGCAGGATTTCGAGACAGACAAAGAGCCTGTATTCGATGACGTGGCGCTGGCTGAAAGCGGATCAGTCAACGAACTGGCGGTGGACGCCTACGGTTGCACCTCGCTTGGCCAAGCGCAGCGGGCAGGCCAGTACGCGCTGATCACCGAGCAGACGCAGACACGAGGCGCGACCTTTCGTGTCGGCCTTGATGGCGGCATTCCCAAGACCGGGCAGGTTATCGCTGTGGCTGACCCCATGCTGGCCGGTCGTGCCAACGGTGGGCGTATCAGCGCGGTGGCGGGGCGCGTCATCACCGTTGACCGCGATATCGATCTTTCGACAGGTGCCAAGCTGCGGGTAAACCTGCCCAGCGGCAAGACCGAAGCGCGTGTGATCACTTCGCTCAGCGGTCGTCGGGTCACCTTGGCTGCTAACTTCAGCGAAGTACCGGAAGCCGAATGCGGCTGGATACTTGAATACGACGACCTGAAAACCATGCAGTTTCTGGTGCGCAACATCACGCGCCCGGAATGGCACCAGTACCAGCTCGAGTGCATCCAGCACGAGCCGAGCAAATTTGACGCCATCGACTTCGGCGCCGTGGTGGATATCCGCCCAATCAGCGGCATTCCGGTGGGCGTGCAGGCTGCGCCGGGCGCCGTGTTCGTGACCCAGCACGTCGTGATCGAGCAGGGTATCGCCGTCACCAACATGACCATCAGTTGGGACGCTGCGCCGGGCGCAGTTGGATATGATGTTGAATGGCGCTGGGGCTCGCGTGAGTGGGTCAAGGTGCCGCGCACGGGCGAGCAGTCGGTTGACGTGCCGGGCATCTACTCCGGCCAGTACATGGCCAGGGTGCGCGCTGTCAGTGCCCTGAAGGTTTCGTCTCTGCCCGCCACGTCACTGCTGACGAACTTGCAGGGTAAGACCAGCTTGCCGCCCGCCGTCACGTCGCTGACTGCCACCCCGCTGATCTATGGGATAGGCCTGAAGTGGACTTTCCCGGCTGGCGCGGAAGATGCGCAGCGCACCGAGATATGGAACAGCAGGATCAACGATCTAACCACCGCGACAAAGCTTGCGGATTTCGCCTATCCACAATCCAGTCACGAAATGCAGAACATAACGCCCGGGACGAGCCTGTTTTTCTGGGCGCGGATTGTTGATAGATCTGGAAACGTCGGCCCTTGGTTTCCTGCGGTGAATGGTGTCAACGGCCAGGTCAGCATTGACGAAACCAAATACGAGCAGTATTTCCTCGGCAAGATCAAAACATCGTCGCTGGGTGAGCAGCTGTTCTCCGAGATCGGCAAAATATCCGGGGATGGTGATGGCTCGGTAAATCAACGGATTGCCGAGCTGAAAAGTGAGATCGGCGAAATCACCGACGCGCTGGCCTACGTGCCGACCGATGCCTACGTGCGGGATAACACCGTACGTGTGGGTTACAACCTATGGACAGCCATTGCGGCGGTGCCTGCGGCTGCCAACGGATCGAACGCCCCGCCGAACCCCGCTTACTGGGTCAACACCGGCCAGTCCATTCGCTCAGCCAACGCCCAGGCCGATCAGGTCTCAAAAAACACAGCCAATATCGAGGCAGTGAACGGCAAGACCAGCGTTACCGCCAGTCAACTCCAGGCGGTGCAGGCGCAGTACCGGGCCGATAGCGGGGAAGGCGATCTGCTGGACGCGCTGAAGGGCTGGGACAGCACGGCCAGTGCGGCGCAGGAAGTGAAGGTCAGGGCAGAAGAGGACTTCGCGCAGGCGCAGCGCACTACGACGCTTCAGGCACGTGTCGGCACCAACGAGGCGCGGATTACGACAGTCGAAACGACGACTGCCACTGATCGTGAGGCGACAGCTCAGCGAATCACCAACCTGACAGCGACAATCAACTCTAACCAGGAGGCTACACAGGCCGCAATTCAGACCGAGTCTACTGCCAGGGCAGAAGCGGATGGCGCGTTGACCAAGCAGGTAAACACTGCGCAGTCGACAGCCAACGGGGCGAGCGCCAGTGCTGAAACGGCAACTAACACCGTGTCGGCGCTCGGCGGCAAGGTTTCGTCTCTCACGACCATAAAAACATCGACCACGGTCGGTGGTCGCACGGTCATGGCGGCGCTGGCAATAGGTGTTGAGGGGCAGCAGCAGGAGTCACAGATCCTTGCGTTTGCGCAGCGCTTCGCAATTCTGGACGAGGTCAGCGGAACAATGATTGCGCCCTTTGTGGTGCAGGCCGGGCAGGTGTTCATCAACACCGCGATCATCAACACGGCCTTCATCAAAGAAATCATTGCGGGGATGTCGATCACATCTCAAGCCAAGAACTCACGCGGTGAACCTTTGTTGGAGCTCAACTTTGTGACTGGGGCAGTGAATATCCGGAGCCAGGATGCTGACGGTTCGACTCTGCTTAATAACCGCGGGCTCTACGTGTATGACGCCAACTTGGTTGAACGTAGTGCTGTTGGGCGTTTGACAGCTACTTGATCCCTTAATTTTCTGGGCTTTTTTTGGAGAGTAGATGGCTATTTATGGCGTAAGAGTGCGGGATGCTAGCGCCGTCCAAACATTGGGTATGGACGATTTTACTATCCGAAAGCTGGCGGTAATGACAATACCCGCGTCGCGCACGAGTGGCAAAGGCACCCGAACGGATTACATTTTAATGGATGTTCCTGGCTATGATCCGGCGAAGTGCTTTGTGATGATTACCCCAAAGCAATACGCGTCATATGGACAGCCGGGAAATGCTGATGCGTGGGGATACGTACCGACTTATAAAGATTTGGGCGGCACTCAAATCGCCATATTCACTTATGTAAATAGGCGTCGTGCGACTGGCGTCGGAGGTAACTATGCTGATGAGTGGGTAGAACATGCTGTTGAGTCAGTGATAGAAGTTGTGAGGGTGGGGTAATGGCCGATTACGGGTTTTCAGCGCTGAATGACAGTAGTTCTGTCATTATCAGTAATAAGTACAAGGTTATGGTCTTTTCCGAACGCGGACAGTTTTCTATTACTTCGCAATATTCTGATAAGGAGGGGCACGGAACTGTAGTGTTCGTCCGGCCTATTCTTACCCAAGAGCCACCGCAAATATTTGTAAGGCACATAAGCGGCAGCCATGCTTCGCTCGGTGTGTACACCACCATGTCTGGCGGGCCTGGAAACTGGACAGGGTTTTTGATTACCTCGGCGGTCAGGGCCGGAAATATCTTGCAGAATTATTCTATGGAATACGTGTCGTGCAAGTTTGCTGATCAGCCTAGCCGTGAAGTTTATGGCATGAATATAAAGGATGAGAATCGGCAAATGGTTTTTTCATCCGCCGACAAAATAGTTAGCTACAGCAAATTTGCAAAAAACTGGACCGTTGAGAAAGGATCTGTCGTAGATATCTACAGTAGCAATCTCGCGATTGATGCTGATGACTTTATATGTGTTTCAAGCATGGATCGGGGGGTGATGTGGTTTGCAGATGGGGTTCAGTTTGCGGGTTTAACCCTTTTGGAAAATAGCCTTCCAGTGTTGCGGATAAACGCTCAGATTGCAGGCGGCGGGTACTGGTATTATCAAGGCGTCAACGGCACTTGCTTTGGCATCCCGGTCTGCAAGTTTCCAGTCTCTAGATATTATAACTAAACCCTTTTTGTGAGTAAAAAATATGCCTTGGCTTAGAGGTGGGACTGTGTCCGTGACAAACGGATCAACAGCTGTGACTGGCGTGAACGCCGCATTCGACGCAAATGCACGAGTGGGTGATGCCTTTGTGGGGCCTGACGGACTCAACTACGAGGTCGCGAATGTGGCCAGCCCTACGGTCATATCAATTCTGCCAGCCTATAAAGGCGCGACCGTCAGTGGTTCGGCCTATGCAATCATGCCGGTCCAAGGATATCCAAAGTTTCTGGCCGACTCGTTCAACCAATTGCGGGTTCAGTTCGGCGACAAGATGGCGGCGCTGGGCACAACCGGCAACTACGACACTTTGCCGGTGGCGAAGGGTGGGACTGGCGCCGTAGACATTCCTAATGCACTGGCCAATCTTGGCCTAAGAGGCGGCTCAAACGACCTCCTTGTGAAGAGCATCGGTTTCCGTGGCGCTCCAGTAGGCTACAACGTTCAGGGCCTTTACATTGGCTGGAACGGTAACGGCGACGGCGGGGCGAATTACATCGCCAACAAAGGAGCAGGTATCGGTGGTCATGCTTGGTGGTCTGTGAACGCCGACAACACGGCTGCTGGGCCGGTGATGACCTATTCGTACGGCGGATTACTGACGGTTCAGCAAGTGTCAACTACGCTTGTCTCCACAAATCAGATCAACGGATTGACCACGCCTATTACTCTGGCTCAGGGCGGAACTGGCGGTAAAGATCAAGCTACGGCACGCAACGCGCTGGGGCTTGGAACGGGCCAGGCACCAGTTTTTGCAGGCTTGGATATCGCCGGGCGAGTTTCATCTTACGGCACATGGTGCCGTACGGGCTTTAATGGGAGCAAGGGCGGTACGGTTTATAACTTTAACTGGACTAGTTCCAATATCGACGCCTACATCGATAACACCTATGTAGGTACGCTCACGCTGTTTACTTCCGATTATCGAATCAAGAAGTACATTAAGGACTTTGCCCCGGCATCTTTCCTTGACCGAATTGATGCTTATCGTATTGTTACCTATCAGCGCAAGAACTTTGGCGATGTGTTCAAAGGTGGTGATACGGTGTTTCAGGGTCTGGTTGCACATGAGGCTCAGGCAGTAAACCCGCTTGCTGTAAGCGGTGAGAAAGATGGTGCAGACGAAAACGGCAATCCGCGCATTCAGCAACTCGACCCGATGGCCTTGATCACCGACCTGATGGGAGCCGTCAAGGAGCTGCGCGCCGAGGTTATAGCGCTCAAGGCTGCTGCACAGCCAGCGCCCGAACCTGCCGCCGCGTAACACCTGCACAGCGACACCCGCACCCCGCCATCGAGCGGGTATTTTTTTGCCTGGAGAAACCAAAATGCCCATCACCACACAGCAGTTGCTGCTGATCCTCCCGAACGCCGGCCAGAAAGCCGGCGTTTTTGCACCCGTCCTGAACACGGCGATGAGCAAGTACCAGATCGTCACCCGCCTGCGCATGGCGGCGTTCATCGCCCAGGTCGGTCATGAGTCCGGTCAGCTGCGTTACGTTCGCGAGCTTTGGGGGCCGACGCCGCAGCAGTTGGGATACGAGGGCCGCAAGGACCTCGGCAATACTGTTGCGGGTTACGGCTCGAAATTCCGTGGTCGCGGCCTGATTCAGGTGACGGGCCGGGCCAACTATGCCGACTGCGGCGAAGCGCTGGGGCTTGACCTGATCAGCCATCCCGAACTGCTCGAGCTGCCGCAGCACGCCGCAATGTCGGCGGCTTGGTTCTGGCACCGGGCCGCGCTCAACACGCTGGCAGACAAGGGCGATTTCCTGGCCATCACCAAGCGCATCAACGGCGGTACGAATGGTCTGGCTGATCGGCAGGCTCTGTACGCCCAGGCGTTTGAGGTGCTGGCGTGAAGGCCTTGCCGTGGAAGGCGGTCGGCGTGGTGCTGATCCTGCTGGCGCTGGCCGGTGCGCTTTACGGCTCATACCTACACGGCGTGACCGTCACCGATCTGGCCTGGAAGGCGAAGTGGGCCGAGGAAGTCAGCACCCAATCCGAAGCGGTGGCCACCACGACCACCGAGTACCGAACCGAAGAGCAACGCCGTCAGAAAGCGGCCAACCAGGTGGCAAACGATGCAAGACAAGAACAGACCGCTGCGCTTACTGATGCTGCTGTCGCTGACGCTGCTGGCGACCGGCTGCGCGTTGAAGCCGGAAAGTTGGCGGCCACCACCAGTTGCGCCCCCGGTGATACCGGCGCTGCCGAACGAGGCAAGGCAGCCAGACGTGCCGCCATGGTGCTCTCCGAGTTGCTCAGCAGGTCTGACGCGCGAGCGGGAGAGCTCGCTAAATACGCTGACTCAGCCCGAATAGCCGGGCTGGCGTGTAGCCGCTTTGCCGATGAGCTATCCAACGCCACCAACCAAGCCAGGCCGTAG